GTTGGTCTATGTCTGTTGTGTCTATCTGCACGTCTATAGCTGCTACCCCGTATAGGTCTATTGAATCCTGATCTTGCCTAATTACATAGGTTGCATCATCTGTCTTTAGCGCGACCCTAAGCGAATTATAAACATCATCGTATTCACCCTGGACTGTAAGGTCACTCATACATAGGTGAAGATTGTCTTCGTGTGAGTTGCCGATAGTGTAAGTGCCATCTGGAATAGCGGCTATCACCGGGCGAGGAATAAAAACAAACTCCTGAGTAGGAGGGTCTATCCAGAAGAACCCTAGCCCTACCTGTATAGCGTCTGATAAAAAGAAATTAGGTATGACATCAGTTGCTAACACACTTGGTATTCTGCCTGTTGTTTCGCTGCTAAGCGCGTACATGCTAGTACCGAAGCCCTCGGCAACCTTCTCGATTACCTCGTAAGGAGTAGCGTAGCCGTCCGGGAAGTCTGTAGTTGTGTCAAATTCAGCTAGTCGAGTAGTTACTACTTTGTTAAAGCTATCTAACGCGGAAATGCTGATTAGGTTTAGCCCGTCAACTGTATAAGAAACATCTACGGTATTTATGAAGCCCGAGAAGATAACCTCGTCAAGTTCTGCCCTGTTTAGTCTTACCCTGACCGGAGTGCCGGGTCTAATAGTTCTATTGTTTGTGGGGTCGTAGGTGTAGCTCTGTAAGGCAATTGCAGCAGTAGAAGGTTGCGCTTGAAAGTAGGTCATATTTTCTACTGTGCCGCCTAGCTCGGTCTTGACGTTTGCAACATCGCAATTCAAGTTCTGCCAGTCAAAAGCATAAGCGCCTTCTGCTAGTACATCTGCGCCGCCTATTTCGCTAACCCCGATAATAAACCAGCCTGCTCCTGCTAAGACGTTAGTGCCGCCTAAGTCAGAAACTCCTATGATAAATAGGTTTGCAGCGTTATCGGGTATGTAGAACTCGACCTTCAGGTCTTCTGCTATGTCAAAATCGGCTAGGAGTGTCATCTTATGATTACGTCGCTGCCCTGATCTCTTAGCGCCCTGTTCATTTCGTGAAGAAGTTGCTTGCCATCTGTAGCCGCTGTGTTTATCTGAATGCTGATTGCGTTGCCAAACTGATCAAAGCGACCCCTGCCGCCCTGTGAGATGCTGCCCTGCCTAGCTCGCTCTCCGCCGCCTGCTTGCATATCTGGGGCAAACTTGATTTGATCTGCTGCTTGAGTTGCTTTATTGCGAGCGCCTAGGAGCTGTTGTATTCCTGCAAGCTTCTGCCCGGCGTTGCTACTGTAGCGAGCATCTGGCCCACCTAGTAGAAGGTCTAGCCCCTCGAAAGTCTCTTGAGCAAAGACACTGAGGAATGTAAGCGCCTTGATTGCCTGGACTACTCCATCACCTAACCAGTTGAAGATCTGATCTGAAGTTACTTTGCCGGAGGCTATGCCAAAGGTCTGAGCAAAGACATCTATTGCATCACCGATAGCTCTCATTTGAGTTTGCGCTTCGCCTGCCGGGTCAATGATAGAAGCCCAAAAGTCTTGCACCGCCGGGATAACTGTCTCGAGAATAAACCCTTGAAACGCTTGCATTATAGGCATAAACTTTTCGCCGATTTCTGCGCGAGTGTTCTCTATCTCTGCCTTTAGTATTCGCTGCTGATTAGCTAGCCCGTCTGAGGTGTTTGCAAAGTCTCCGGTAACTCCTGAGGTTTCTTGCATTAGCAAGCTATAGCGCGCTGTGACCTTCTCTGCCTCGGTCATTTGAGTTGTGCCGTCTGTGATTCCCTTTTCTAAGGCGTGAGCTTCTACCGCTGCCGCGCTTAGGTCTATGCCATACATTCTTAGCGGCTCTGATTGCCCTGCTAGTCCTGACTGAAATTTAGCTAGTGCATCTCCTACATCAAGATTGAATACTGATGCAAAGTCTGAACCGCGCTGAGAGATTTCATCAACCACCTGGACTATGTTGCCGCCTTCTCCGGCGATAGTTCCAGCGAAACTAGAGAACTGAGTAGCAATTCCAAACAACTCTGTTTTTGAAAGTCCTAGCCCTCGAGCTGCATTTTCACCTAGCTCTAGAATGCCTGCTGCTGCATCTCCGAAAGATACATCTACTGCGTTAGTGGCTTCTGAGAGATCGCTAGCTGCGTCTATAGCTTTCTTGATTTGGCTAACTGCCAAGACACCAATACCGACACCAATAGCGGCAGTAACTTTAGCTATGTTTGCGCCTACTTTTGCAAACTTTTTTCCTAGGTCTGCGAAACTTGCATTAGCGCCTTTAGTAGCCTTAGAGAGATTTTTGTATTCTCCAAGTATCTCTACATTTAGCACTAAGCTCATTTGGCTCTCCTATGTACCTCAGTTGCAAAAGCTGAATACTCGACTTCTGTAAGTTTGCGATACTCACTAGGGCTAACCCCGGTGGCTATTACAAACTCTGCCATTTTCTTAGCGTGCCTTTCAGCTACTTTTTTACTTTTGGGTCTGTCGCTCCGAGCATGCCTAAGGCTTCTTTTTGGGTGACTGCCTCAGTATCCTCAAATTTATAATTAGGGTTATCTTGCTTCATAGCGACGTAGTAAAGAACTCTGAGCGCCCTGCCCTTAGGCTGACCATCTGCAAAGATTTCGTCTATGCTGCGACCTACTAGCAGCTCTATTTCTTCGACCTGCCCTAGTGTCATTTCATCGAAATTCATCATCTGTGATTCCTTAGAGTTTCGTTTTAGCGGTTTCTGTTTTGATTAGCTTCTCCATTTGACCGAAGTAGTTTTTGTAGATTTCTTCTCTAGTGTAGCCGAGCGCCCTAACAAAGAATGGCTGCGGCCTGATGTGTCTCTTGAACCAACCCCAGTGAATAGGATTAGCGTAAGGAACACCTGAACTAGAGCTCCTATTGTTACCTGCCTTGACCGTAATCTTGCCGCGAGCTGTAGCTCCAACCCTGATGCTGTTACGCAAAGCGCCTGTTCTAACCGGGACTAGTCCGCGCGCCTCATTAGCTACAAGTTCACCAGACTCTTTTCCGGCGTCTTTGATAGCGTCTTTTGGCACTCCAATAGCATCTAAGGCTTTGTTGATTTCCCTTAGATTTTTGACTTTTACGCCCGGTTGAACAGCCATAATTAAGCGGTTACTACCGATACCCCAAAGTACTGATTTGCATCTGCATCGTTAGGAGTAGTAACAACCCTAAGGGTCACCGAGAAGGTTGAAGTCTCGTTAGAGTTTAGGCTTAGCGGAGGAATTTCGTTAAACTTGACCACGCCTGAATAGTGAGGCTGTTCGGTTGAAGCCGCGGCGTTTCCGTTAGGAGCGATTACAAAAGTTGCTGTTGTACCGAAGTTAGCCCAAAGAACGCGATAAAGAGAAGTAGCATCACCTGAAGTAATACCTTCTAGCGCCAATGCCCATTCTCCGCCTACACGCTGCTCGCAGAAGGTTTGAACATCTCCAGGAGCATCTCCTAGGGTTAGCTCTACCATAGTGGCGGCGCAGGCGTACTCAACATCTGCGATTAGAAACTTGATGTTCTCTGCGACAATTCTTGTGTTAGTCATTTCATGACCTTTCTAAATAGTAATTTCTAGCTCGAGTGAGATGTTTGCCGATAGGTATTCAGCGTTATTAGTTTGTAGATTGTAAGGCTCATTTACTCGAATCACTCGAGCGTATCTAGGCATAGCACTTATGACGTTATGAATTGCCTGATCTAGATTTTCCGTAGCTTGCTTATTGGTTGCAGTTGAAGCGATTACAACTAGCTCTAAATTGAGATCGTACTGAGTGCCTAAAGTGCTAGGTGTGAGGTAAGGGCTAGCAGAACTCATGATTACTATCGGCGGCGTTATGCGCTCCGGAACGTAATCTAAAACTCTGATGCCGGCCTCTTCTAGGTCTAGCTTTAGTTCTGCCTTAGAGAGAGTGATTTCGTTTGTCATACTGCGAAACCAACATAAGGCAATAGCAGCGGATAGACAGCCCCCATAGGGTCTTTAGCGACCCTGACGGGTGTTCCATCTAAGCTAGCGAATTGCGCCACTCCATTAGGCGCTGAACGCCTGTGAAATAGCTCTGAGGAACAGATAAGCGTTGCCTGTCTGTGTATCTGATCTGGGACAGCAGTAATAACGCCGACATAGTTGCCAACCTGAGCAGTTCCAGCATCTAGGCAAGATTGTATAAAACTACCTGTTTCGTCTGTCCCTACATAGGCTTGCAGTTCTGCCAGCGTTACTACCGTTGTCATTCAGATTTCCTTAGGCTACGATGTCTAGTTCTACGATTGCCCCGGCGAATGGTGTAGTAATCGCCATGTAACCGTAGACGCTAACTGAATCTGTCAGCGTTGTGATGTCACCATCGGTTAGACGTACTGGAGCGCCTGCAGACTCGAAGGACTGAATTGCGCGGCTGTTAGCCATGTATACCTTGTTAGCGGTCATAGCCGGGTCAACGATTACTGGCATTCCTAGAAGGTTGCCCGATAGTCCAGGAAGGTTAGCAGTTCCAACGTTGTTGACGCCCTGACCGTCTTGTAGGACTACTGGGCGGCCGTCTGAGCCTACGATTGTCATTAGGAACTTGTAGCCCTCAGTGGAGGTAACAATAGCTTCAGGTCGTAAACCAGTTCCCTCGAAGATCTTAGAAGCGCCATCAGTGATACCACCGATTAGTGCCGCTAGAGTTCCTGCAGAGATGTCGAAGATTTTCCCGGTCATAACTAGGGCTTCAACGTGTGCAACAAACGCCGCGTTAGAAGCGTTTGCATAAGCAATAGTTAGCGCCTGGAATACGGTGTTTAGGTAATCAACGGTTGATCGCTCGATTGTCTGCTTAGAGAAGCTTGTGTAACCGCCATAAGTCTTGACTGGAGCAGAAGTGTTAGCGATTGTCAAGTTACCGAAAGAAAGCGCCTCATTCTCTGGGTCTTGCTCGCCGACTACCAAAGTGTTAGCAGTTACTGAAGCGTACTCAACTGCAAGCCCGGTTCCCGGAAGTGCTGCTCTAGAGAACGCAGATAGCGCCGGGCGGTTATTGTCGATTAGGTTGTTGATCTGACCAACAAAAGCGGCAGTTGTTACGGTGTTTGCGCTAGTAGAAGCTGCGCGAGCAAGCTCAATAGCTCCGGCGTCACCGATTAGCAGTTTCTTAGCGAAATCTCCCTGTGAGCGGATTTCTGAGCCTGCAACTTTAGGGGTTGATGCTGTAAGTCCTGCTTCGACTACCCGGCGCAATTCAGCCATTTCGTCTTGCACAGAACGAACGTCTAGTTCAATGTTTTCTGACATAGATTTTCTTTCTTCTGTTTGGGTTTCGATAGCCTCAGAATCTTTCTGATCTTCTCTAACCTCGGTTATGTTTGCACCAGCGAAAGCCGGAAACGGAACTACGGAGACTTCTTTAAGGTCTACCAGTGTCCGAGTAATCAGTGAGCCATCTCTATCTTGTTCGATAGGCATGAAGCCAACTGAGAATTTATTTAGTACGCCATCACGCATTAGAGTAAGGATTTCTTCTCCTCTTAAGGTTGAACTTACTCTTGCAGTGATCTCATAGCCTGCTTCTGTTTCTCTGCCTGAGATAACTTTGCCGATAGGCTCATCGTGTCCGTAAAATAGTTTGACGTCTTCCACCGAGTCGATTGCGCCGGGAGCGAACCTTTCAGTTATGCCGCCGCCTATTTCTGCTTCCTGATTATAAGGAACAGCTAGCCCGATAATAGTTCTTTCCTGAGCTTCGTCTAGATTTAGGTCTGCTTCTCTGATTTCAATTTCAGGCATTTAGGCCTTCTCTCTCTCTGACTTCTTCTGCTGTAAGAATCCCGGCAGCGATAGCGGTTGAATAGTAGTTATAACGTGTGGCAACGTCTGCGCGGAAAAGGTGTTGATAGTCGAACTCGACCCTAGTGCCGCGAGGTAGGCAGTTACTTAGCGCGTCTGTTATTGCGTCGGTGTAGCCCATTAGCGTATGACGGAAAAAGATAGCGTTTTCGTCTTGCAAGTTTGAATAAGTGTCCGAGCCGCCCGGCACTGTAGACAAAAGCAG